CTTCCATTTTAGAAACTATCTTAGGTGGAACCGATTTGTTCTTTTTTGCAACGTTGATAGCCTTATTAGTAGCATTATTCTTCAAACCATCAAAGAATGCGTCTGAGAAACGTTTTGATGCTGAGAATAGCCCTTCGTTTACTTTTTTCTTTTTCATATGAATATTATTGTATGTACTCCTATAAATATTAGATATAAAAAAAGTGAAGATTATTTTCTAACCTTCACTTTTGATTGTCTTTCGGATTTTTTATGCTCCGCTGCCTCTTTTTTCTTTAACTCTATCAACTTGTTAAAGTAAAACTTCCTCCATTGGATTGGCATGAAATACACATCTTTCCAAGTAAATCCATTACCAAATTGGATAAGTTCCCATATTTGAGTATGAAGTATTTGAGTATAGTTATTCGGAAGGGTAAAAAAAGCTAATCCCAAAGGGAATGTCAAGCGCCTCCTTGTCACCAGTAAGTTCAGATGTGAACTCAAATTTTAAATCCATATCTGGACTTAGTTCCCTAACATATTTTCTAAAACTCTTTGTATCTAACGCAAGGAATTCATTCTGAACCCATTTTGTTATATATCCTCTATCAGAGTTACCATCTACTGATTGTATCATATATTTTAATCGAGTGGTTACATCAAATGACTTCTCACCTTTTCCTTTATATAATCGCTCTAATGATTGTATTTCTTTTGTAATCTCAATTTCATCACCATGTGTAAGTAACTTAAATTCAATATCCTTACCAGCTTTTGGTAAATTAAATTTATAAACGTTTTCACCATTTAATAAATCTTCATTAAAATCTTTAGTTTTTACTTTAGATAAATCAACAACTGCTTGTTGTGGTTCCAACGTAAATGGGTCGGTTACCTCCACTTCATAAGCTGCGCCATACCCCATTACTCTAGTTGCTAAAAGGATTGCGTTTTTATCACCAATGAATATATCATTAATATCAACACCCTTCTCTACTACAACTGATTCAAATAGTTTATCCAAAACTACACCTTTCTTTATTAAAGATTGGGAAGCTAAGATATCTTCTTCTCTTGCAGTCATATATTTGATTTCAACATTACCTTTTCTCAGAGGGTGTCCTTCTGGGTAAACTAACCCCTTTGAAGGTAAATCAATAACCTCAGTTGGGAATTCGTATTTATTATCACTCATATTTAACCTTTATTTGTTCGTATATAAATATATAAAAGTTAAAAAAGAGTAAAAAAAAAGGTTCCCAATCAAGGGAACCTTTCTATTATATAAAATATGTGTTATATTTTAGAATTCTAATATAGCGTAATCGTAAGATAACGTTAATTCGATATCAGCTGCATCATTAGAAGAGAAATCTAAATCATTGAAGTTTGCTGCCGCAATAAATGCTCCTTTTAACTTCCACTGCTCTATCTTATCACCAACAGGTCCTAACATATAAAAATCAATATCCTTTTTGTAGAAATCGGCGTAACCTTTTCTACCAGTTAAAGATTCATATCCTAAACGTACCCATTCCATAACCTGCTGTGCACCTGAAGGTACAATTGGGTCATATAGTGAGATTGTTATATCTTGCCACTCTCCCTTACCTTGCAATTTGCGGTAAGTATTGATATGGTCTAGTTTCACAGTTTCGAAGTTGATTGAAGGTCTTGCCGCAGTTTTTATAAGGTAAGATTGAATTCCATCAATCTCCATTATAAATCGGTTCTTCATCTTCGGTTCGAAGTTGGTGAACATCATTTCGTTAAATTCTAATACTTCTGCCATTTTTTTGTTTTTCTCCTTTTATACTAATAAATATTAGTAATTATTATTTTTAGTTTATGCTGAAAAAGCTGCTCCAGTTGGTAAGATGTTGAAATCTATTACAATGAATTCAGCGGTCTTAGCCGGTTGTAAGAATATTTGTCCAGCAAGTATGTTTCTATCAACAACATCAGCGCCGTTATTAGATTCATCCATTACTACTTTAAATGCGTATAACCCTTGTCTTTGTTGAATTGCTTCTAAGTAAGGTTGTACAGTATTTATGAATCTACCTCTTGTCTGAGCCGTATTTTGTTCAAATACTAAGAATCGAGATGTAGATGCCACAAACTTCTTAACAGTGATTAGTAATCTTCTTACGTTGATTCTATCCAATGCCGATGCTTTATCTTGCAACGTTTTCTGTCCAAATGCTACAATACCTTGCCCAGGGAAAGAAGCGATTGGATTTACTTTGTTTTCATATAAAGTATCTCTTTCAGAGTGTGTTAATCTATTCAATACACTAACTGCTCCAACAATACCACCTCTATTCAAACCAGCAGGTGCGAACCATTCTGCTCCGATAGCGTCATTCGCTGCGAATACAGCCGGCATCAATACTGATGGTGGAACTGAAATTAGTTTGTTAGTATTACTATCAACAGTCTTAACCCAAGGGTAATAAGATGCTGCGTAGTTTGTATCTACTGCCGATGATTGAGTAGTTGCTTCACTTATAGTATCACTAACTCCGTTGAAATCAGCGATGTAAAATGCATCAGAACGAGCTTCACAAACATCAATTGCTTTTGTAGTTACTGATGGGTGGAATTTTCTAACAATACCTGGTGTTACCAACATATTGATATCATACTCATCCACATTTGAAATTGCGTTCAATGCTTTAATGTATCCTACCGAACCAGCTGATACTGAAGTTGAACAATCAAACCCTTGAGTGTTAGCTCCATTTATATCTGCTCCTAAGTTATTTGGAATAGATGGAGATTTTCCATCAAAACCTTCTTGGAATCCTAAAGTAAACTGTCTCTTAACCATATCAGAAGAATCCGAACCACTCATTACATAAGATAGTTGAGAATCAAATCCGAAATCTACGTTGTTACCAACTCCAGATGTTGTTGGGATTGCGTTCAAATAATGAGCGTTATCTCCTTTTACACCAATTGTTTCGAAATCGAAACCAGCATATTTTGCTGATGAACCAGCCGTATTAGCTGATGAACCAGTTTGGTAAACAGCTGCAGGTATAATAGTTGCATCCGTAGCTTTAATAGGGTTAGAATAAGCTCCATGTCCGAAAGGTGCTGCTGAAACAGGGTATGAACCATCTGCTTTAACTTCTACTCTTAGGTATTTAGAGTTATTTAACCAATCACCATTATCGGTAACCTTACCATTAGAATCAATTGTTCTATACATATCACCAATTCTTCTTGCGATGAAATTAGGTGATGATGGGTCTAAGTTTACGTTATTAAATGATTCTAATACAACTTTTCTCTTATCAGTATCAGCAAATCCTCTAATAGTTACTGAGAACGATGAGTAATCAGTTCCACCATCTTCTCCGGCTGCTTTTACGTTTGAGATAGATACTTTAAATCTTTTATTTTCATTAGTACCATGCCCTAAAGTATGGAACTTAAATAATTCACTTCTTAAACCAGAAATTAATTGTGATTTTACAAATGGTGTAGATGCTGCTGAAGCGCCTCCAAATACTTGCGATGGTAATACTACCGCAGATACTCCACCTGAATAATCAGCTGATGTTGCTACATTCTCAAAGTAAGAATATACATATCCATCCTTTGAACCAAATGGTGATTCACCAAATACATCACTAACATCATTAGTGTCTGATGGTTTTAATGATGATGATACGTTTCCGATACCACTTCCACTAACCACAAACGAACCAGATGCCGTTCCACTATTTACAGTAAATGCTCCAAATCCAACTTCTTCATCACCAGCGTTGGTTGAATGAATAGATGAAATCAATGAACCACTAACAACTAAACCAATAGGTGTTGTTTGTGTATATCCACCTTCACTCATTACTCTTACAACTGTTACAGTACCAGCTTCTCTAAGATAGTTTTGTACTGCATATTCTGTGTAGTAAGTTCCGTCTGGTTTACCAAATTTATCCTCAAATTCTGATTGAGTTCTAATAATTGTTGGAACGAATGCTGGTCCTTGTTTAAAAGGTCCTAC